CGCTACTGTCGCCGGTAAATCAGACGGCGAAAATCTTCCGCAGTAGCCAACAATTTCCAGCAGGTCGATATGGATCGGAGTCATTTCACCCCCCGCGCCTTGTCGATGGCGGTGTTGCGGTCTTCGTGAAACCGGGTACACATGGTCCCGTCTGAGCGCCTGTAATAGCACATCCATTGTCCGGTTCGCCTTTCAACGGTCGCCTTCATCTCCTCGCACCACCGCGCCCGCTCGGCGTCGGCGTTGGCCGGCGCCATAAAGTGGTCCACATACGCCCGAACGCTGTGCTGGTCAACGCCAGCCCGCGCCAGGTGATGACGCCCTTCGAGCGCCTCGGCGATCAGCCAGGTCAGGCGCGCTGAATCGCGCTTTGAATCTTCGATTTCGTTAGTCATTATGGACCTCCTCGAACATGTCAATCTGACGATCGTCATCGTCGAAGTCGATGTCAACCTTCGCCGACGCTAAGTTTTTAATCGCTTGCCGGTAGTAGCTGTCCTTCAGTTCCGCGCCGATAGCCTTGCGACCATTAATCAGCGCTCCGTAGCACTCACTGCCGACTCCCATAAACGGAGTCAGCACGACTTCGCCAGGATTGGTCCTAAGAACTACCGTACGTTCAATCACGTCCAGTTGCAGCGGGTGCATGTGGCGCTCGTCCTCGCTTTCGCGTGCTTCGCGGTATGGCAGTACTCGTTCTAGTCGAACGTCATCCCAAAATGCTGATGCGTATTGCCGCCAAATCCAATGACTAAACCTGTTTTCGATTTGATTACCTTTCCACCCGCGGTACTGAATCAATTCGGACGGTATCGCCCGCGATCCGGCGTATCGCATGAGACCTTGAGCATGAGTGACAGGGATGGGGTTCTCTCCCTTCTTGCGAAACAACAAAACGTAGTCGGCCCCGGCTACGTCGCAAAGAGTGGAATCCTCGACCATTTGCCGATGCGCCAGCCCCTTCGCCATGGTACGGTTGCGAACCTCCAGCGGCTCCTTCCAGACGTGGTATCTGGCGGCATATGACCATCCGTGCTTTTTGTGGGCACGAATAATGTCGCCGGTAAAGTCAATAAGGTCCCCTCCGACATTGGCCCCATTGTCTGGCACGTCCATGCAGTGGACAGCCGTGCATCGGCCAGGTATGGTCAACCGTCCGATCTCATCAATAACGTGGTCGTAATGAGCAAAAAACTCCTCATAACTCCGACAGTTGGACAAGTCCCTGTCGCTCGACGAGTAGTGATAGAGTCCGCAGAAAGGCGGCGAGTACACTGAAAGATGGATCGACTGAGGCTTCAGCCCTCCCATTACCTCAATGCAATCGCCATTGTATGCGGCGTAGTTCTGCGTTATTACCTGATCGTTTACAGCCATTCTGGCACCTCCTGCTCCTTTTTGAATGTGGTGGATCTGTCGATTTTAAGTTCGTTGTTCATCAACTCGACCATATTGGCGAACATCTTTTCGGCCTGCGCGGCCTTGCGATTGAGATTAGCCAGCACTCCAACCTCGCCTTCGCTTGATACCATGTCGATCACTACATCGCGCTTTTGTCCGAACCGCCAGCAACGCCGAACGCCTTGGTAAAACTGCTCAAACGAGTGAGATGGGAATGTCGCTTGGTGAGCGCATCGCTGCCAATTCAATCCATACCCTGCAATCTGGGGTTTTGTAATCAGGCGAGACAATTGCCCGCTTGAAAACGCAGTCAATAGCTCTTCCTTCTTTTCGTCGTCGTCAGCGCCTGAAATCTGCTCCGCGCCCTTGACCAGCTTTTTGAGAAGATCTCCCTCTGGGTTGAGATGGCACCACATTACAGACGAGTCGTGCTCGCATGCCAGTTCTGCGACCTTCTCGCATCGCTCTTTAATTGTGCGCCTACGCTCCTCTTTTTGCTCCGGCAAAGTCCTGGCCGGCGTATCGAACAATTGCCCCTCGCGGGGCCTTGAGGCGCGGATGACGTGCTCGCGCATTGTTAAGGCGGGAAGGTCAAACCCATCATCAGTAAACCCAACGTCCGATGGACGGCGAACCGCCCGCGAAAACGAGACTACCCATCGCCAAAAGTCACGCTCTGCATAAGACCTAAGCCGGTACGTGTCGCGTCCCCAGGCCACTCCTCCGGTGCCATTTTCGCGCTTAAAAAATTTCGAGAGCATATCGTAGTAGCCCATGTAGCCAAGCGCTTCAGCCGAGGTCCCCAACTCCATATAGTCATTTGGCGCGGCCGTTGCCGTGCATAGCAGCCGATACGGAACAGTTCGCATAAACTCAGTTACAGCCGCTTTTGTCGCTCCGTCAAAGTTTTTCAGGATCGACGACTCATCGCAGATTACCGCCCCAAAGTCATCTGGATTGAACTTCTCCAGCCTCTGGTAGTTTGTTACCACTACCGATGCCGTGCCTGGCAACTCGCCTTGTTTTGATCGAAAAGCTTCAATTCCAAACTTTTCGGATTCGGTGATTGTTTGCCCCGCAACGGCAAGCGGAGTCAACACGAGCGAATGCTTTCCGGTATGCCTACATGCGTTGTCGGCAAACGTCAGCTGCATCAACGTCTTTCCCAGCCCGCAATCCGCAAACAGCGCGGCCCTCCCTTTTCGACATGACCACTCAATTAGTGATCGCTGAAAGCCAAACGCCATCGACGGAATAAATCTTGCGGCGAATCCGTCAGAACATCCCAAATCGGCTTTTGTTGCCAAAAAATGCTTGTAATCTTCTTGCTCCATTAAATACTCCTCTGCAAACCAATCATTCATCCCCAGACGCGCCCCCGCGTCCTCGTAATCCGCCGCGCAGCGCAGTTGCTCGGCGCGGCAGAAGTCAATAGTCACCGCCCCCACTCCCCCGCCGCCGGAACCCGAGTGACCTTGCGCCCGCGCACGTCCACCGGCTTAACGACCTCGATGGCTTGAGGGCCAATCACGATGTCCCGAGCCTCGACCACCGCCACCTGCGGCCACCGACGACCAGCGGGCGGAGCAGGCCGCGCCATCTGCTTATGCACGGCGGCCTTGGTGGCCTTCGTCACTTTAGAGACCTGCGAATGCGCGTAACACGCCGCGCACAGCTTGCTCCTCGGCGTCCTCGTGGGCCTGCCGCACCCCGTCGTCCGGCAAACCTTCGGCCCCGCCGCCGCCTTGTTTCTGGCGCGGCGCTTGGCCTCCCACTCTCGGCGGTAGGCATTGAGGCACGGCGCGCACTTGCCGTCCTGGACGACCTCGACCCCGCACTGGGAGCACTGGCCCAGCGGGTATCTGCGCGGCGCTGGGTCGCACCGCTCGGGCCGGTAGGCAGACTCCGGCGTGCCGCGCTTTATGCGACGGTCCTCCCGGTTCTCCAAGCGCCAGCAGTCGCGGCACCGGGCGGCAACCAGTCGCATGTCGCGCTCGCCGCCGCATTTACTGCAGATAGTTGATTTTCTGCTCACCCCTCCCCCCTCGCCGCCGGTGGCTCCTCTTCGTCGCCGTCATAACACCCGCACGGCGTCTCGATTCTCTCTTCAAACAGCTTAAACTGCGCTTCGTCGGCTTTCGCCAGCGACTCCCATGACCAATCCCGACCAAGTCCTTTGACGCTTGTGGAGTTTTTTGCGGCATTGCGCTCGATGGCAACCGCCCGGTCAAACAGGTCGGGATGCTCGCGTTTGAGAGCCAGGATCTCGTGCTTCTTTGACGATGGGCAGAAAAAGCAGGCAGACTTGCGCGGAACTTCCATCCCGGCTCGCTTGATCGCCTCGATGCATTCGCGCCGCGCCCAGCCCCATTCGCGGAGGGGAAACCACCACTCAGTTTTCTTGTCGTCTTCCAGGTTGCGGTGCGGCTCTCCGGCGTCGTAACCGATGGCGTGGCGGACTCTGCCGCCGTCTGCCCAACACTCAACGGCAAGGGGGTGGTTATTCTTGTACTTGCCTATCGGGTCGCCCTTCCACCGCTGCGAGCACGCCTTAAAACCGTAGGCAATCGACGGCAGGTACCCAAGGCGCAGACATTGCTCTTCGAGCGTCCTGGCTGCCGCGTCCGGGTTGTCGGCCACCGAAACCGTGAGGATGTGCGGGAATCCGTTGGCGGAAAGCCATGCGCCCATCTGCTCAATGTGCCGATACGTCTCTGGCCGCTCGCCGCCGGTATCAGCAAACAAGATCAAATCTGGACGGATGCCGCGCTCTGCCATGCCGACAAGCATTGCGGCGCTGTTCACGCCGCCACCATACGAAACGACTAACGGTTGCCTCACTCCTCCCCCCTCTCCGCCAATGGCTCCGGCCTCCCCGGCAGCGGCACAGCGTGGGTGGGGGTGTTCAGCAGACGGTCGGTCGCCCCGCTCTTCTGCCAATCGCCATACGCGGATCGCCATCGGACCTTAAACCAATGCTCGGCTCCAGGTGCCCATACCAGCCACCAGTTACCGTCCCGATGTTTCTCGCTGATGGGTTCCGGCGTGGTCAGCCGCCGCAATTCGCGGACCTCGGCGAGCAGGGCGGGGAGGGCGTCATACGCAGAATACACGTCTTGGAGAGACCTATACGTCCTGCCCCATTTCGTGTGGCCTGCGTCTAATCTTTGCGCCGCCTCCAGCGCGTCCAGGTCGTTATCTGTTAGTCGTTCCATTTTTCTCCTCGATCACCTTCCCCTTCGCGATCCGCCGCTTCAGCGTCTTGAACCGAACCAGCCTGTTGCCCTCAAATTTGCTTCGATACTCGACGAACTCCCAGGTGTGGTGGATGTCCCAAAAAATCCTAGTAATCTCGATCTCATCCCAGCTGCGCCAGAGCGGCACGAGGAATCGGTCGCCGGGTTGGGGGTTCTTCATGCGGTTACGCATTGTTGTTCTCCACTCCCCAAACTTCGCTTCGGGGACATTCAGTAGGTTGTTGATTCGTAAGTGCGGCGATGCGCTGCTCAAAGTCTCCGGCGCTGAAGTCACTGTGACTTTCCCACCATCGCTCGGCCCACTCGCGCAACTCCGCCACGACCGCCTCGCGCTCCCGCTGGGCGAGCCAGTCAAGGGCGGGTTGAGTTGCGGCATTGCCGATTATCCGGCAAACATGCAGGTATGCCGAGCCCCAGCCGTGCGACTCGCCGGAACTGAAGTCGTTGCGAACCTCCTCCTCTTTCCCGGCCGCAATAGTCTCTAGTTCCTCGCGGATTCGCCGCAGCCCCTCCACCGCCCTCGCCTCCCCGGCCTTCGCCGCGTCCCGCTCGGCCTCCAGTTCGGCGATGCGGGCGCGGAGGGCGTCGAGTTGGTCGCCGTGAGAAAGCGCCTCCTCGGCCAACGTCTTTGCCAAATGCGCCAACCGTTCGCGGTCCATCATTCCGCAACTCCCGCCTGCTTGATAAACTTAACGAGCAGAGCTATTGCCCCCTCCCGCTCCTTCCGCAGCGCCGCCAAGTCGCGCTCCTGGGCCTCATACATGGTTTTCCAGTCGCGCTCGGTAAGCAGCGATCTCTTGCCCTGCTCCCGAATCAACTGCGCGGCCTCGCGCAGAATCAAAACAGTCACCCCGTCGCAGCCCATCTTGTACTCAGCGATCTCCTCCAGCCGCTCGGCCTTCTCTTCGTTCGTCATTTGCCCTCCAGCCGCGCCAGGGCGGCTTTGTATGCGGCCGCAACCGCGTGTTGATCCGCTGACAAGATCCGGTAAGGCGACTTGCCGTCCATCGTCGGAGTGCAGTTAAAGATCCTCCAGGCTTCCTCTTGCAGCGCCGCCTTCGCCACTTCCACACTCCCGCGTAAATCGCTGATCGTTTCCGTCGCTTCAGTCAGCGCGGCGTCCGCAGCCTTGATGGCGTCGAGGTCCCGCTCCTGCCGCTCCAGCGCCTCAGCCCCGGCGAGCAAAGAAGCCGCGTGCTCCGGTAGCCGCACCCGCGCCATCTCCCGCAGCCGTGCGGCGTGTTCGTTATTCTGCGACATGAATAACCTCGATGGTCGGTAGCTGGCACACTATTCTCCAGCCGTCCAATGTAGCCGCGCAATCAAACTTCCCGTTACTGTTCTCACTGTCAAAAATAACGACACCGTCAGATACGCTCCGCACCCATCGACGCCAATTTGGTTCGATGTCGATAATGTCCCCCGGCTTCGGATTCGTCAGCACGTCAGATGCTGCTCTCATTGCACCTACTTACCCTCCGGCTCAAACACCGCGCGCGGAGTGCCGTGCTTCGCCCGCATGTATTGGTTCCAGGCACCGTACAGCGCGTCCAACGCCGCACCGGCTGAGCCCTCGTGGTTGTCTACTCCCGCGCCGGGTTCCGTCACGCCATACTCGGCCAGCAGATGCTCGGCGGCTTCGGCCAATCGCTCGAATGGCGTAAGCGCCGGCCCCCGGCGAAGCTCGCCGCAGTAGCCGCAGTAGATGCCTTCGATTTCAAAACCAGGCATACTCGCGGCCTGTGCTAGCGCCTTGTTGCATTTCTCGCAGCCGCCGTTGATGACTTCCGCAGCGTCCGGCAACGGACAATCAGTCGCGCCCACAAGCAGCCACGTCGGCAAGAAGGTCAATCGAAAGCGTTCCTCTCCCTGCTTTATTGGCGTGATCATTCTCCCCTCCGCTCCACCGCAATCGTCACCCCATCCGCCGTCGCCTCGGCGTCCACCATCTCCCAGTCGGGGAACCCATACCCACGCGACCGGCAGTACGTCGCCATCCGCTCCCATGCCTCGGCTACCGTCGCACACTTCGCCACCAGCGCCATGGCCTCAGCCGGTGTCAGCGGCATGGCAAGGCGCACCTGCTCTGGCTCTGGCCGATACGCCGGGTGATCCGGGCCGGGTACTACCATGTGAT